AGATCGTTTGTTTGTGCAAGTAGTTCAACGATCTTTGGTGTTTTTCCATCTGGATCGATTCTTTTTGCAAAGTCAATAAGTGTTAATGCGTTTGATGATAATGTTGCCATTTAAAACTCTCCTTAGTTTTTAAATTAATTTAATTACTTCCATAAAAATAATCTTCTGTTCTTTTTTCGCCACCAAATTCCTTGCCACTAACGAGTGTATCATCACTCATGGCAGCTCCAATGGCCGATACAAACCTGACAAATTCCGGATTGTCCCCATAACCTGTCTCACGTAGCATATTAACAAAGTCCTCTGAAGCATATTTGCCGACTACTCTTTTAGCATTCTCAACTGTAGTCTTTAAATTGTCTCCACCCATTACTTTGTCGTTTACAACCTGATCTCTCCACTGATCTTTCTCAGCTTCAATAGCTTCAGTTTTTGACTCAACCCACTTCGCAAGCACTTCTTCCTGTTTGTTAAGCATCCCTTTGGCCACATCTTCAGATATGTTATTCTCAACTAAAAAAGATTCAATCTCTTCTAAAAAAGAATTGTCCATTAGGCTATTCTCACTTAACTCCAGCTTATATTGTGCTGTCTCTTCTAGATCCTCGGACTCCTTAACATCGTCACCTGACTCAGTTTCTTCCTTAGACTCTGTGATTTCATCACTGTCTGCGGCTTCTTCTTTTGTCTCGTCAATTGTCTTGTCATTCCCAGGTTCAGCTCCGTAAAGACTGTCCTCAACTGTAGTTTCTTTTATTTCATTCTCTGCTGGTTCTGTAACCACCGTTTCTTTAACTTCCATTTCTGTTTGTTTACTCATTAGTTCTCCTTACCTTTGTTATCTTTCATTAGTTTTAAAAGTAGATTCTCATCTGCTTGTGTAATTTCTGACATAATGAAATGACCTAAGTCTTGTTTACCGGCAAGGTAACTCATGGTTGAATGTTGCTCATTGAATACAGTGTTGAAAGTGTTGCAATGTTCAAGTATTCTCCAAAATAACCTACGTCCACTAATACTAGAAAGTACTGTGCGAATGTCGTTAAGTTGTTGCTTCCTTAAATCTTTTTCTTTCAACTCTGCTTTTTTAACTTGTTTCGGGTCTGCTAAGTTATTCACTTACTGCCCCCATTAGTTCATCCAATGCTGATCCTTCATCCATTTTGGTTTCACTCAAAGTTTTGCCGGCCGCAACTGCTTCCTGTGCTTGCATTGCTTGTTGCTCTGCTTGCTGCTGTGCTGCCCTTTGTTCTTTGATCGCTTCCATTTCTTCTTTACTCGTTATAAGACTTTGTGGAACTCCCACATAATCCCCGTATAAATCAATTGTTTCTTCAGTGTTAAGTTTATCAAGTGCTGTCGGATCGTATTGTGCCATCTGTCCAACAAAGCCTGTAAACCTTTCAATGTTACCAATACCAGCAAGTCTCTGTGCTTGTGCCATTATTGATATGTACTCAACTTTATAGTCCTGTCCTTTAAGTTCCTCTGGTATTTCTGGCAATAAGTCTTGCTTATCCATTATAGCAAAAGTGTTTTCAATTAAAGGGTCTAATAAGTCTTGATTTATTCTCTCTAAAACTGGCCCTAATGCCAAGAGTTTTTCTTCATGTCTTTCTTCTATTTCTCTCGCTGTGATCTGTCGTCTATCTGACTGTGCTAACATCAAGAAAAGATCTTCATAATAAGTCCTTGATATTCTCTGTCTTATCTGATCCTGCTTATTCTCAAGCTCCCTTGCATCAAAGTCTATTTCAAACAACCTTCTAAAACCCTTAGATCCTTCCCTTTCATCCAGGTAAGTAATATCACCAGGAAGAATAGATGCCTTTTGGTTTTGAAGTGCAATAGGTCCAACCATTGCCGGCTTGATTTTTTGATCGATTGCTGTAGCTATATTCTTTTCACCAAATTGTAACTGTCTAACGTCACCAATACAAATCATACCAGGACAATTAACTCCATAAGTATCTTCACCAACAACTTCCCAACGTGGTGCTAATACAGGAAAGTAATCAAAGCCTTTTTCACTTAAGAACTTACCTGGATAATCAACTGATAAATTGTTTTGGTTAGACTGATTACTTGCACCTTGCTCATAATATACTGAGCTAAATTTCTTATATTTTGATTCTAAGCTATCCGGTCTATGATCATCGTTAGGTAAAACCATATGGCCAATATTAACCATGCTTTCAAGTTGTCCTCTGTCATATTGATATCTTACATTTTCAGATAACTTACTCCAGTCTATTTGCATCCCATTTTTACCAGGCTTAGGTGATCCAAACTTCTCGATAAGCTGTCTAACTGACATCTGGAACTCTCTATAAAACACTCTAACTCTTCCTTTATGGTCGTTAGCTATCATGTATGAACCAATAGGGAAGGCAGTAAACCTAACCGTATCATCCATATCTTCTTCCATGAAAAGACAACCCGTTCCAAAAGTTCCCATGTCTCCATATATTGTAGGAAGCACGTTATATAAATTACTTCTAAGAAAGATTGATCTCATCTTTTCTGTGGTGTCCTGGAAGTATTTCTTTATATTAGTGTTAGGTGCTTTATCACCTGATCCTGGAGCTAAATTGAACCATGATCTTGCTGGTGAAGTGATACCCGTCATCATACCACTTGATAATGTTCTAGATGCTAGTGTAGCTGTAGAGTCAATAATATTAAAGTTCCTACGATCGCCACGTTTTGCATCTGATATAAAAAACCTTGAACGTCTAGGAAGGATATAATCTGAAAGATCTCTCCAATATGTCCTAAATGAGTCACGGTCTTCACGTAGTTGCTTCTCTACGACATTGTAATATTGTCGCTTTGATAAATAATTATACCCTTTTGGTGACTTGTCCTTGTCATTCATATCTATAATCCTAATAGGTTTTTCTTACCTTGATTTTCTGAACCACCGTTATCACCTAGTGAGTCGGTTAAGATAGTCCCTGATCTTCCAGTCTTTCTCTTCTTACTTCCTGTTCTTCCAATTGCTGAGTCTCTCATTCCCTCTGCATCGGATCTTGCTTCGCCAAGTGCTTTTTCATCTTCTTGTTTCTTTTTGGCTTTAGCTATTTGTTTAGTCTGTGCTTTCTTAGCTTCCTTCTCAGCGGCTTTTTTCTTCCTAGCGTTAGTTCCGTCCAGCTCGTTATATACACCCCTTGTTTCCCTTGCAAACATATTGTTGACAGCAAGGTCTTTGCCCAGGATATCTTCTTGTTTTTTACCTATCTCGTTATAAATATTTTCAAATACATTACCACCACCGCCTGAACTCATACCTACTCCCTTAAGTCTTTCATATAAATAGTATCCATCACTGAATATTCTAACCTTTTTAAAATTAAACTCCAATCATTAAATCTTGTCACTGATCTAAAAATAAAGCTTATACCTTCTCTTTTCAATTGATTCTCGCACCATATTAAAAATTTTATACCATAACCACGCTTGTTACTAGAAATAAATAATACATCCTGGTTAGCTTGTAAGTGATCAACGTGTTGCAAGTGTTTCTGGATTATAAAGGTCGAGTATCCGATAAGCTCATCATTCTCTCTTATTGTAAACGCTCTTAACCTATTCATCGATATAAGTTTGTGGTATGTATCAACATCTAAGTTCACGTTCAACCCGAAAAAATCAAGCTCTGTATTGTTCTCTTTAAATAGAGGTTCGGCTTCTTTTAAGAATATATTGAAACTATCCACTGTATTTATCTGGTGATATGTTCTCATCTCATAGCCTTGAATGGATCGTACTCTGAATTATAACTCGATACGTTAGATCTTAAATGTGCATACTTATCTGCTGTCGGCATGTCTGGATGTGCGAATGTAAGTGCCAATGCATCTGCAATATCTGGTGAAAAGCCTAGTCGTTTCTTGATCTGTTCTTTAGACTCCAGCATGAACTTACCATTTTTGATGAAGTAGTTCACTGAAGTTAGTTCTTTTTTAAGCTGGTTACATTTAGGTAAACAACCACCTTTTCTTATCCATGCGGCCATTTCTAGCCACATCTCACTTCTCTTGTTAAAATATCTAGGATCAGTAGCTTTAGAACTGAAGTGGATTGGGATAGGTGACTGTCCTGATAGTTGAAGGGAGTCAACGACTGATCCACCAAAACCACCGGTGTCATCAACAAATTCTAGTTCACTTTTCCACTTACTCTTTGCCATCAATATACGTGCGGCTACCTCTGGACCGTTGGCTTTTCTCATAGTGGCATATTTAAAACCAGCTAAACCCTGTCTAGGAAAGATAACCGTTGCATCCATTCCACCCCTGGCAACGTCAATGCCTAGTCTCTTTTGAGCGTAATTATAATCTGTGATCTTTATGGTTCGTTCCATTGCCATCTCTACTTCTTGTATTGATAGCAGTGAATTGATTGCTGTTTTAGGGAAGTGCCCTAGTATATATGATGCTACCCAGGGATCGTCACGGCCATTCTCATCTATTTGTTGTTGTGCCCACTCTTTGTCTATACGTGGTGATCTCTCTGGATCTTCAGGATCGCCAGTGATTCTTATCACGTTCCAATATTTAGAGGTCGATGCCATATAAAGCATTCCTGTAACACTGATTGGATTTCCAGCTTGTAATATTTTACA